GGAGCTGCGCCGGTGGCTCGCGCAGTGCGAAGCCGAGGCGAACCCGAAGGCGCACGAGATGTTCGTCGTCGGGGAGGGTGCGTGATGGCCGCGCCCAACAAAGAAGCCGCCGGCGACTGGCATCGCGCGACGGCTCAGGAAATCACTCAGCGTCGGCAGGATACCAAGATCCTGCGCATCCTCGAAACGCTGCGCTCCGGGCGCTCGCTGAATCGCTTCGATGCCGAGATCCTCGGCGATCACGCCTTGAACAGCACCATCGCACGGCTTCGCGTGAGGCGTGCTGATCGTCGACGAGTGGGAGCAGGTCCTACGCGCTCGGCAAGCAGGCGCGCGTGAAGCGGTACCGCTACGCGGGAGGTTGTCATGAGCGGGCCGATGGCGGTCTATCTCGACCAGGAGCGCGGGCGCGACACGTTGCGCGTGTCGGCGTCCGAGTTCAAGGGCACGACCTACGTCGACATCCGCGTGTGGTTCACCGACCGCGAAGGCGGGCTGCGTCCGACGAACAAGGGTGTCGCCTTGCGTCTCGAGGCCCTGCCGGCCGTCATAGAGGCGCTGCAGGCCGCGCATGACGCGCTCGGAGGGTGCGATGAATGAGTCGCGACCGAGAAAGGAAACGGGGCGTCGCGGTATCGGCTCGTGGCTCCCGCTGCCGCTGGACTTCTGCGCATCGGGCCTGCGCCGAGCTGTCGCCGCACGGTGCAAAGCTGCTGCTCGACGTGCTGTCGATGCTCGGGCCGAACGGCGTCGGCAACGGCGATATCAGCCTGGCGCCGAAGCGGCTGCGCGCGCGCGGTTGGCCGAGCAGCGCGACAGTCGTCGCCGCGGTGCGCGAGCTGCTCGACAATGGCCTGCTCGTCCGTACGCGGCAGGGCTCGAGGCTCGACTGCTCGCTGTTCGCGCTGACGCTGTACCCGCTCGACTGCGACCTGAGCAAGCTGGACGTCCGACCCGGCACGTACACGAGCTACTCATGGAGCATGAACGAGACGCTCGACAAACCGCCGACGGAGGACGCGCCGGCACGCTGGCGGCGGGATCGAAAAACAGATTCGCTACCCCCGCCACGGAACGAAGTACCCGCAAAACGTTCCGCCACGGAACGAAGGCGGGCCGCTTGAGCGTCGAAATGGACGACTTCGTTCCGCCACGGTACGAAACCCCCTGTTTTTCGGGGTTAGATCGTTCCGCCACGGGACACCTTTCTAGATATGCCATCTGTACGCGCTTTTCTGCGGTGCGTGTTCCGAGCGCCCGCGCGCATTGCGGCGCGTCGAATTGGAGCACGCCATGACGAAGAACACGAGCGGCATCTGCAACAGCAACGAGCTGACGGCCGCCCTGCGCGGATTCGGCGCGGCGACGGAAACGCTGCTCATGCGCTGGCTCGAGTCGCTGCCGCCCGAGCACGCGCGCGCACTCGACATCGCGGTCGCGGCGGCTGCCAGGTCGGCGTGAAGGTGATGTGCCTGGCGCCGGGAAAGCCCGACGCTCGAGCTACTGGCGACGGACCCGAGCGGCGACTGCCACGTACTCGGCTCGCTCGTCCACGAGTCCGGATCGGTGCAATGAGGGTCGAGCCCCGGGCAAGCCCTGGGCTTTGGTGTCATCGCATGGGGGCAAAGCCTCAGGCTTTCGGGCGCCTGCTGCCGGGGTCGCACTCGTCACGCGTCCGTCACGCGTCCGTCACGCGTCCGTCACGCGTGACGAGTCGCACCCTCGGGCGCGCGGAGCCGACCAGACGGAAACCGTCAGGGTTCCCTGTGGGTTCCGGTTGGGTTTCCAAAACCCTTTCGAAACCCTTCGCGAAGGCCCTTCGAAGCCCCTTCGATGCGGCATCCGATCGCGCGTGCGCAACACACATGCGTCCGCGTTCGTCCGCCCCTGATTTTTGCGCGCGTTCGCGTTGCGCATGCACGCGCTCGAATGGTATTCGCGTAGTGGTCCACCATGGGGAACGAACGAATGAACCTGCAAGCCATCCGCGAACAACGCGCCGCGCACGTCACGAGATGCGCGCCATCCTCTCCGCAGCAGAAGGCGAGAAACGCGCGCTCACGACCGAGCAGCAAGCCCGCTTCGACGAGCTGAAGGCGAAGGTTCAGACGCTCGAGCCGACGAGGCGCGCGCATCGTTCCTCGTGGAAAGCCGAGCGACGCATGCAAGGCGCACCGGCCGGCGGTGGCGATCGTTCGTTCACGGCCTTGCAGTCGCAGGTGTCGGTGCTCGACGTGCTTCGTGCGCAGATGGAAGGCCGCGCGCTGGATGGCGCAGCCGCCGAGTTCCATCGCGAGACCGAACGCCGCACCGGGCGTCGCGCGCAAGGCGCGTTCATCCCGCTGGCTCTGTCGAGCAGCGGGTGAGCACGACCGGCGGTGCAGGCGAGATCGTCCCGACCGATCACCGTGCCGACCAGTACATCGGGCCGCTGCGCAATGCGCTGCTCGCGCGACGCCTGGGCGTGCGGGTGCTCTCGGGCCTGAGCGGCAACGTCTCGATTCCAAAGCACGGCTCCGGTCTGACGGTCGGATGGTTGCCGAGAATGCGGCGCTCACCCGAGTGACATGAGTTTCGATTCCGTGACGTTGACGCCCCGACATGCGGGCGGCTGACCGAGCTGTCGCGACAGCTGATCCAGCAATCGAGCCCGACATCGAGCAGCTGGTCCGCGAGGATCTGGCCGCGATGCTGGCGCAGGCGATCGACAGTGCGCTCATCGAGGGTGGCGGCGCGAACGAGCCGACGGGCGTGCTCGCGAGCGTCGGCTCGAGCGGCGGTGTCCAGTCGGGCACGCTGGCGACGCCGACTTGGGCGCAGGTGCTCGGCATGATCGAGCAGGCCGCGCTCGAGAACGCGCCGGTGTCGTCGTGGCTCACGCACCACGAGGTCGCGACCAAGCTGCGCTCGACGCTCAAGGCAAGCGGCATCGCCGGGTACCTGCTCGAGAACGGGCGCATGGCCGAGCTGCCGGTGTTCGCCACAAATCAGGTGCCGCCGGCCGCGAGCGACAAGGGCAACATCATCTTGGGCGACTGGTCGCAGGCGCTGCTCGGGATCTGGTCGGAGCTGGACATTCTCGTGAACCCGTTCAGCGAAACCGCCTACACGAAGGGCAACGTACTGATCCGGGCGATGGCCACCGTCGACGTGGCGCTGCGTCACCCCAGGCGTTCGTTGTCGCCGACGACGTAGCGATCTGATGAACCTGGAGCGGCGCGGCGCACCGGCACCGTAGCGGCGAAGGCAGGCGCCTCGTCGGCTACGCCGCGCGGTTCGGCGTGCAGACGAACGTCGGTTCGTTTCGCGAGCGCATCGCACCGGGCGCGTTCGCTGCCTCGCTCGACTCCGGGCGCGACATCCCGCACTCGTCGACCACGATCCCAAGTCGCTGCTCGGCGCACGCGCTCGGGCACGCTGACGCTGCGCGAGGACGATGATGGATTGGCCTCGATCTGGCTCTGCTGATACACGCGCGGCTGTGATCTGCTCGCGCTGGCCGAGCGCGGCGACATCGGTGGAATGTCGTTCGGCTTCGTGGCGAAGGATGACCACTGGACCGGCGACCTTCGCGAGCTGCGCGCCGTCGAGCTTCACGAAATCAGCGTCGTCCAGAGCTGGCCGGCATACGAGCAGACGACGGTAACGGTGCGCGCGCGACAGCATGCCGACGATGATCTGCGCCGGCTGTGGCTGCTGACCGTATGAGGTCGTTCCTGCGCAAGCTGTTCGAGCGACGCTCGACGAACCAGGCGCCCGGCGGCGATTCGTACTGGGCAGACTTCGCCGCGTTGCGTGGTAGCGCCGTGACGCCCCTGCGCGCGCCGAGTCGATCTCGGCCGTGTACGGCTGCGTTGGCAGCCATCAGCGAGACCATCCATCGTCGTTGCGCTCATCCTCTTCCGCCGCGCTGCCGACGGCGACCGCGAGCGCGCGACCGAGCACCCGCTGTACCGCGTCCTGCACGACGCACCGAACGGGCAGCAACCGCGCTCGAATTCCGCGAGCAGATGCAAGCGGCGGTGCTGCTTCGTGCAACGCCTTCTCCGAGATCCGTTTCGGCTTCGACGGACAGGTGCGCGAGCTGGTGCCGCTTCACAACGACCGGTACAGGTCATCGAGCTGGATAACGCCGGCTCGGGTACGACGTGACCGACGCGAAGGGCCGCATGCCCGGCTGGTACAGGAGGAAGTCTTTCACCTGCGCACCGAAGCGAGAACGGCGTGCTCGGTGTGTCACCGATCGCAGCGCGCGCGAGGTGCTCGAGTGGGCCTGAGCGAGCGCGACCACGGCGTGAATACGTTCCGCAACGGAACGAAATTGTCGGCGTACTGCAATCGAGCTTCGTCTCAGCCCGAGCAGACGGCGGACATCCGCGATCGGCTCGAAAGCAACTACGGCGGCACGAGCAACGCCGGGCGCACGATGGTGCTCGGCAAGGATGTCGAGTACAGCCGATTTCGATGACGTTGGAGGATGCGAGTGGATCGCCGCGCGGCAGTTCTCCGTCGAAGAGGTCGCACGCCTGTTCCGCGTGCCGCCGACCGTCGTCGGTGACCTGCGCCACGGCAATTATTCGAACAGTGTCGAGATGTCGCGCGTGTTCGTGACGATGACCCTGCGCCGGCATCTGACGATGTGGGAGCAGGCAATCAGTCGCTCGCTGCTCACCGAGGCCGCGCGACAGGTGTACTTCGCCGAGCATTCGGTCGAAGGTCTGCTGCGGGGCGACTCGAAGACGCGCGCCGAGTTCTACGAGCGCGGCATTGCCGACGGATGGCTCGATGTCGACGAGGTGCGCCGGCTCGAGAACCTTCCGGCTCGGCAGGCGGCATGAACCGGCCGATCCTCCGATTGAAGCGCGCGCGACCGACCGGGCGCGATGCGGACCCGCGCCGCACGATCCCGCTCAACACGTCCCGGTGGCAGCGCATGCGCGCGGCGGTGCTCGCCGAGCAGCCCTTGTGCGTCGACTGCCTCATGCGGGGGCACGTCACGCCTGCCACGGATGTCGACCACGACGACGGCGACCCAGGCAACAACGCGCGCAGCAACCTCGTCTCGCGATGCCATTCCTGTCACTCGACGAAGACCATGCGCGAGCGCAACGGCAGCACGACGCACGGCTGCGATGTGGATGGAATGCCGCTCGACCCGGCGCATCCGTGGAACAGAAATCGCCAGCAACCGACGGCGACAGACCGCGCTCCCCCTGTCGCGTCATCGCTAACCGAACGATGAAACCCCGACAGCCACGCTCCGACAGCATCACGGCGGCCGTTGTGGCTGCTCAGAACGCCGCACAAGCGCCGATCGAGCCTCCGGAGTACGTCACCCTGCCGAGGCCGCTGTGCCCTTCTGGCAGGCTTTGATGCTCAATCGCCGCGTGACCGCTGGAACGATGCGGACCTGGGCAACGCCGCGATTCTGGCGATCACGCAGATGCAGGTACATGAGCTGATCGGCGACGTAGAGCAGCGCCGCTCGTGACAAAGCTGACCCGGGCGCTCGTGCTGCTGTCGCGGCTGTTGCACGTTCACGCCGAGGCGACTGTCGGGGCCCCCGGACTCGGCGAAGCCGTTGCGTCTCGAGCAGCAGGCACGTGCGATCGAGCGCGACGACGACCTGATCCCGCTGCAATGACCCGCGCCGAGCGGATCTCGCGTTCATCGAGCGGTACTGCGTCACGCCGAGGGCGCGCACGTCGGGCAGCCGCTGCGCCTGGCTGAGTTCAGAAGACCTTCATCCGCGAGGTGTACGAACCCGCACGGCACGCGCCGGGCGTACCTGAGCATCGCGAGGAAGAACGGAAGTCCGGCTTGATTGCCGGCTGCTGCTCGCGCACCTTGTCGGACCCGAGGCGAAGCGCAACGCGCAGATCGTCAGCGGTGCCATGAGCCGGGACCAGGCCGCGCTCGTCTTCGGGCTCGCGGCGAAGATGGTCCGCCTGTCCGAACGGCTGTCGTCGATCGTGCGCATCGTGCCTTCGGGGAAGCGTCTGATCGGGCTGCCGCTGAATACCGAGTTCCGCGCGCTCGCTGCCGAGGGCAAGACCGCGCACGGCCTGTCGCCTGTGCTGGCCATCCTCGATGAAGTCGGGCAGGTACGCGGGCCGCACAGCGACTTCATCGACGCCGTGACGACATCGCAGGGCGCGCACGAGGCGCCGCTGCTGATCGCGATCTGACGCAGGCCGCCAGCGACGCCGACTTGTACTCGCAGTGGCTCGACGACGCCGCGGCTCGAACGACCCGCGCATCGTCTCCCACGTCTACGCCGCGCCCGAAGACTGCGACCTGATGGACGCCGACGCCTGGCGGGCAGCGAACCCGGCACTCGGATCTTCCGCAGTGAAGACGACCTGCGCGAGCAGATGACGCAGGCGGGCCGCATGCCGTCGGCCGAGAACATGGCGCGCAACCTGCTGCTGAATCAGCGGGTGAGCACCGACGCGCCGTACGTCTCGCCGACTGTGTGGGCGTCATGCGCCGGCGCGGTGCTGCCGTTCGGACCCGACACGCCCGTGTTCGCCGGGCTCGACCTGTCGGCACGCACCGACCTGACCGCCTTCGTGCTCGTCGGCAAGCAGGCCGGTGTGTGGCACGTCGTGCCGCACTTCTGGACGCCTGAGGCCGGGCTCGCCGAGCGCGAGCGCAGGGACCGCGCGCCGTACATGACGTGGGCGCGGCAGGGCTACCTGCACACAACGCCCGGCGCGTCGGTGGATTACGAAGTCGTAGCGCAGGACATCGCCGGCATCGTCGGCGAGTTGAACCTGCAGGCGGTGGCGTTCGACCGCTGGCGCATCGACGTGCTGCGTCGGGAGTTCGAGCGCATCGGCTGCTCGCTGCCGCTCATCGAGTGGGGGCAGGGCTACAAAGACATGGCGCCGGCACTCGACGCGCTCGAGGCCGAGCTGCTGAACGCACGTCTCGCGCACGGCGACCATCCGGTACTCAGGATGTGTGCTGCGAGCGCCGTAGTGACGAAAGACCCGACCGGGGCGCGCAAGCTGGACAAGGCGCGCGCGACCGGGCGCATCGACGGCATGCAGGCGCTCGCGATGGCGTAGGGTCGCGCCGCTGTGGAGGTCCGCAGCCGATACCAGCATCGACCAGGTGCTGACGTTCATTTGAGGACCGACGCATGAGCATCGTCACACTCGAGCGCGCGAAGGCGCACGTCTACGCACGCATGACGAGGACGACGAGCTGATCCAGCACTACATCGACGCGGCTGAGGACTACGCTGCCCGGTTCATGGGGCGCGAGCTCGACGAGCTGCTCGAAGAGCTGTACAAGCGAACCGCCGAGCGAGCCTGCGTTGCCGCCGGCTGTCGAGCAGGCGTGCTGCTGCTCGTGGGCGACTACTACGCGCTGCGCGAGGCGCAGGTGAGTGGAACGATCCTCGTACAGAACCCGGCGGCCGAGTCGCTCCTGCACTTCTACCGCGTCGGGATGGGCGGATGAGGGCCGGCACGCTCCGGCATCGCGTCGACATCGAGTCGTTCGAGACGACGCTCGACGACGAGGGTGCGTTGGTCGAAGAGTGGGTTTCGCTCCTCGACAGCGAGCCGGCCGAGATCGTCGCGCTATCGGGCCGCGAGTACATCGCCGCGCAGGCCGTGCAGGCGGGCGTGACCACGCGCATCACGATCCGCTGGCGCGCGGGCGTGCTGCCCTCGATGCGCGTCGTTCACGGCTCCGACATCTACAACATCAAGGCCGTGTTGCCGGACCCTTCGTTGCGCCGGCACCTGACGCTGATGTGCGAGACCGGGGCGAATGAAGGTTGACCAGGCGCGCAGACAGGCGACCGAGCATTACCGTCGGCGCGTCTGCTCGCTGATCGATGCGGCGGTAGCGCGCGGGGAGCTGGCAGCCACGCCGGGCGATGTCGCGCGCGTGGTCGAGCTCGTGCTCGGATCGCCCGGCGCGCAGGACCTGATCGCATCGCTTGCGGCCGAGATCGCGGGGCGGCGGCACTGAGTTTCCCTCGTGTTCGGGTAGTGGAACGGGTACGAATTCGAGCAACCGCCCGGAGAGCAAGCATTGGCGCGGTGGTTCGATG